GATGAACGTCGGCTTCTCGACCGTTACCTGCACGCTGTCCGATTGGAATGCTGCAGAGTATTCGGATGTTTTCTCGCAGGCAAAGGTCAACTTTGACGAGCGCTCTGAGCTCGCCCAGGTTGTCGGCGCTGCGATTGGCCGTCGCCAGGATCAGCTGATTCTGGACGCACTGTCTGCCGCTTCCGGCACTGGCACCGTGGCAAACTCAATTGGTGGCGCAAACACCAACATGAACATTGCCAAGCTGCGCGAAGCTGCGAAGATCCTGAACACCAAGAACGTGCCGTCGGATGGTCGCCACATCATCATCCACGCCAACAGCTTGGCATCGATGCTCGAGCAGACTTCGGTCACCAGCTCGGACTTCAACACTGTCAAGGCGCTGGTACAGGGCGAGATCAATTCGTTCCTGGGCTTCACGTTCCATGTGCTGGGTGACCGCACTGAAGGCGGCCTGCCAATCGACGGTTCCTCGGATCGTACTCTGTACGCTTTCCACAAGGACGCTATCGGTTACGCAGAAGGTATCGCGCCCAAGACCGAGATCAACTACATTCCTGAGAAGACCAGCTGGCTGGTCAACGCACTATTCTCAGCGGGTTCGGTTGCTATCGACTCCGAGGGTATTGTTAAAATCACTGCACGCGACACTGCGGCTGCAGCTTAATAGGAGGGCAAAGTCATGGCATATGATGCAGCTGGCTTTACAGCCTACAGCGCCTCCAAGCGAGGCAACGCCCCGTCGATGTACGGCTACAAAACAGCCGATGCTATCGCGGATGTCAACACCAGCGGTTATTTCAACTCGCTGGCCAACACGCTTGAAGTGGGCGACGTTATCCACTGCGTGACTTCGACCGGCTCGACCGCCGTTGTCACCTTGGTGTATGTCGTATCTAATGCGAGCGGTGTAGTGGATGTAACCGACGGCACCACGCTGTCGGCTACCGACGGCGACTAAATAGTCACCATGTAGTGTCAAGGGCTGGTTTCTGCGAGAGGCCAGCCCTTTCTTACATTAAGAGGTTGCAATGGCAGCAGGCGACACAGGTGTATCAATTTGCTCTGACGCGCTGATTCTGCTGGGCGCGAAGGCAATCTCATCTTTTAACGATGGTACTGACGAAAGCTCTACTTGCGACCGTCTATACCCGGACATCCGAGATTCGACCCTGATGATGCATCCCTGGTCATTCTCGATGAAGAAGATCCAGCTGGCGCGGTTAGTGACAACACCAACTAGCTTTTGGAAATACGAGTATCTATTACCTGGTGACCGGCTGGGCAATCCGCACGCTGTGCGCGATTCTGCTGCGGTTGGCGGGTATCTCAGCGTCGATTGGGAAATCCAGGGCGACAAGCTGCTAACCAATCTGGAATCGGTCTACATCGATTATCAGTACCAGACACCAGAATATGCAATGCCGCAATACTTTGTGCAGTTGCTGAAGTATATGGTTGCTTGGCACATTGCAGAGCCGATTACTGAGCAAGGTGAAAAGACACTGCGCTGGCGGCAGATCGCTGTCGGCGATCCAGCTGAGAATGGTCGCGGTGGTTACTTCCGGCAGGCTGCTGTGATTGATGGCAAGAATCAGCCAGTGCGCGTGATTGAAGATTACACGCTGACTGCGGTGAGGAACTAATGGCACGCTTCGTTGACTTTACAACGAACTTCTCAACGGGCGAGCTCGACCCGTTACTGCGTGCGCGGGTTGACCTGCAGCAGTATGGCAATGCGCTGGCCAAGGCAACGAATGTCCTGATCCAGCCGCAAGGTGGCCTGCGTCGCCGCCCAGGCTTGAAGCATATTCTTGAGCTGCCCAATACCAGCACTGCCTCTGCAGGCAACGGCGTGCGCCTGGTGCCGTTCCAGTTCTCGGTCGATGATTCCTACATTCTGTGCTTCACGCACAATCGTATGTATGTGATCAAGAATGGAACTGTGCAGGCCAACATCAATGGCAGCGGAAACAACTACCTGACCACTAGCATTGGCAGCAGCATTGTTGACGATATGTGCTGGACGCAGTCGGCTGACACGCTGATTGTGGTGCATCCTGACCTGCAGCCGGTGCAGATCCAGCGCACTAGCGACACAGCCTGGACGGCCACCACGATCACCTTTGACAGTGTGCCGAAGTATGCGTTCAACATTGACTTTCATACGAACAACTCAGAAACGCTGACACCATCAGCCGTTAGCGGAAACATTACGCTGACAACGACCAGCTCAAAGCATGACACTGGCACAGCGCAGGCTGGCACTAGCACGACCATCACGCTGAAATCATCGTCAAGCTCGGTTAATGATTATTTCAATGGTTTGTATATCACCATCACTGGCGGCACAGGCTCAGGTCAAATCCGCATCATTGAGGATTATGTTGGCTCGACCAAGGTGGTGACGGTTGATCGGGCGTGGACAACCACGCCAGATTCAACCAGTACATACAGCATCACAAGTTTTACAACAGAGTCGGTCAACCAATACATCAATGCCAGCCCACAGGGCAGGGCAAGAATTACTAGGTATGTATCGGCAACGGTGGTTGAAGCGGTTACCGAATACCCATTCTTTAGCAGCTCTGCGATAGATGCTGGCCGGTGGGAGCTTGAGCATGGTTACGAGGATGTCTGGTCGAGCACCAAAGGCTGGCCACGGTCGGTAACTTTCCACGAGGGTCGGTTGTACTTTGGCGGCAGTAAGTCGCGGCCATCGACTGTGTGGGGCAGCAAGATCGGGCTATTCTTTGACTTTGTGCCATTTGAGTCTTTGGACGATGATGCGGTCGAGGCGACGCTAGACACCAACGAGCTGAACGTCATCACCGACATTATTAGCTCAAGAGACTTCCAGGTCTTTACCACTGGTGGTGAGTTCTATGTGCCGCAGCAGGGTACTGATCCGATCACGCCGCTGACTTTCACGTTTAAGAACGTCAGCCGAAATGGGATTAAGCCTGGCACTCGGGTGCAATCGGTGGAGTCTGGCTCGGTCTACATCCAGCGCCAGGGCAAGTCACTTAATGAGTTTTTGTTTAGCGACACCCAGCTGACCTACATCACCCAGCGGATCTCGCTGCTGTCTGGCCACCTGCTAAAGGGGCCGCAGCGCATTGCCTTGCGTCGGGCATCTAGTACAGAAGAGGCAGATCTGTTGCTAATGACCAACACTAACGACGGCAGCATGGCAGTCTTTTCCATCATGCGCAGCCAGCAGATTACGTCGCCGTCTGAATACACCACCGATGGTGAGTTTGTTGATGTTGGCGTAGACATCACGCAGATCTATGTGGTGACCAAGCGCGTGTTTAATGGCACCACAAGGTACTTCATTGAGCGCTTCCAGGATGATCTGTATACCGACTGCGCATTCATTGGCGGCGCTGCAGCCAGCGCATCTAGTCTGCCGCATGTCGGTAAGGCGCTTAATGTCATCACCGATGGCGTGCCGCAGAGTAACGAGACTGTCAGCGGTGGCGGCTCGGTGACGTTTGACCGCGCATCGACCACTAGCTATGAGGTTGGGCTGCCTATTACTGTGTATGCCAAGACGATGCCCGTTGAGATTAAACTGCAGACCGGCAGCCGGGTATCGTTTAAGAAACGCATCGTTGAGATCAGCGCGGTGCTAGAAGAGACACAGAACCTGGTAATCAATAATCAGCCGGTGGCATTCAGGTTGCTGGACAATCCGCTGCTGGATGATCCAGAGCCGATCTATACCGGCATCAAGCGGGTCAATGGTGTGCTGGGTTACAGCCGCGAGCAGTCGATTGAGGTGTCGCAGAATCTGCCGCTGAAAATGAATCTACTCGGCCTTGACTATCGCGTGGCCGTTTACTCGGGAACATAGACATGGCAGATCCCTCCCAAATAGTCGCAGGCGCTGGCCTTATAGCGTCATACGGCGCTGCCCAAGCGCAGCAAGCTGCAGGCATTCAACAGCAGACAGGCTACCTGCTGCAAGCACGCGACAACCTGGCGGTGGCCGAGGTTCGCGCAGAGATGTCGGATCAGTATGCGCAGATTCAAGCTGGCCGGATGTTGAAGAAGGCAGAGATTGAAGCGCGTAACTATCAGATTGCTGGAAATACTTTGCTTAAAAATGCGCGAGTAACCAATGCCGCATTACGCGCCAGAGCTGCTGCGTCGGGTGTTGCATTTGGCGAAGGCAGCGCGGCTGCGATACAAGCAGAGAATACCCGCAGCGTTATGTTTGATGTCAACATCGCAGAGCTCAATGCGTTGACGGCTCGCACGATGGGTTATGAAGATGCGGCTGCAATGATCCAATCGACGGACTACCAGAACTTCCTGAGTGTGTTTGCGGCACAGCGCCAGGCTGGCCAGTTTGTCCAAGCAGGCGCAGCAGCTCGCCAGGCTGGTGGTCTGATGGCTGGTGCTACATTGACCCGTGGCGCTGTTGAGTTTGGTCAGACATACTTCAGAGAAAAGAAAAGCTAAGGCGACATCATGGTGACAAGACTTGAATCTGGTCGAATTCAGCTAAATGCACCGGGCGGCGTGCCGATGGAGCGCGTCGTTCCGCAGCAGGTTGATTACATGCCTGCCGCCAGAGAGCAGGCCAGAGGCGCTGGCGTGATGGCTGATATCATTGATCGCATGTCGGAGAGCATCTACGGTGCTGCAAAGGAAATGGCTGCGACTGAGGCTGTCCAATATGTTGCGACTAACCCACCAGATCGCACGCAGTTTTTAATTGCTGCTGGCTTTGATCCAGAGACAGGCACATTTCGCGGTGCGCCACCACCAAAGAAAGAGGGCGCAAAATATAACTGGACTGAGTTTGACAAGGTATATCAGAAAGCCAGAGATGCGCAGATTGCCAGCCTAATTAAACAAGAAGGTTTGCACCAGATTGCAAACTTGATTACCAGGACTGACAAAGAAGGCGTGAATGCCTTAACGTCCAAGGACGTTGAAACACAGATTGAGAACATGATCACCGGCTTTGAGGCCGCAGCACGCAAAGAAAGCCCAGCTGCAGCACTTGAGGTTAGAGCATCGTTGGCCGCGCATGGTTACACAGCTATTGAAAAAGTTAGAGGGCTGGAGGCAAAGGCTGCCAAAGAAAGGCAGCTAATTCGCCTTGATCAGGATTTTGAAGACAGGCTGAAAATCTTAAAAGATTCGCTTGTGCAATTTCCAGACAATACACAGCTGTATGCTGATGTGTTTGCTAGAAATTTGATTGAGGAAGCAGTTAAGACAAATGATCGCGCCATTGTCGCTGACATGAGAAAGCGCGTTAATGAAGCGGTGGCCAATGCAAAAATTGACGCAGTTTCAACTTACGTCACCAATACTGAATTTGCCGGTAATAACCTAGCTGCTGTTAGACGGTTAGACAAAGATGATGCTGGGCAGCTATCGCCAATTTGGAACTCAATGAACTTTTCCGAAAAGGCAAAGGTTCGAGATGGGTTGCGCTCTGTATACGCAGATAAGGTAACGGCTGAAACACGGGCAAGAGATGAAGAGCATAGAAGCAATTTGTCTTTGGTAAACCAAATGACCCAAAGATTAATTGCTGCTGATGGTAATGATCGGGAGGCCGAGAGCATTCTTTTAAGCATTTCCTATCGCGACCCAACAGCGATAAACCCGAAAGATATTGCGCTGATCAAAAAGCAGGCTGCCGATAAGCAAGAGCCTTCTTACGGCGTGCTTACGATGATGAAAGAAAACATCTTCAATGATAGGTATTTAAACATTGAACAGATGAAGGTTGCAGCAAGAAGAATGGGTGTGCCTGAGAAATTTATCTATTCTGACCTGCAGCCATTTTTTATTAGCAGGAAAGACAAAGCGGAAGGGTTGTTGTATCAAGGAATTAATAGAGCAGCCAACATGGACGCTGGATCAAGAAATGAAAAGAACGTGCAACGCGCACGACAGTCTATCGAACAGGAAGTTGATGAACGATTCCAAGATCAAAATAATTTGCCGACAGAAAAGAGAAAGCCTAAATCTGCAATTTTGAAAGATGTTCAAGAGGAGCGCAAAAAGTCGCAGGCCAATCAAATTATTGAAATGAAGCTAAAGTCGGTCAATGAGTCTTATGGCAAAAGCAGCGCAGACGCAAAGACGGGCATTGTGTTTGACATCAACACAAACATTGATGAGCTGGCTGACCAAGCGCGAAGAGGCAAAAATAAATTGAGCGACCTTGACATTGAATTGCTGCGCTCAGAATATGCAATTATTAAGAAGCAGTATCAAATTTTGAATCCTGTCAGATCGCAGCCGGGTGGAAGATGAGCAAAGAATTTGACACGATGTACATTGACCACTTGGTTGATCGAGACTATCCACCGATGTCAATGGACGGTATGCAGCTGGCTGCTGCTGATACCGGTCGCCTGCCGGAGGTTGTGGTTACTGGTGAGCCAGAAAAGCCGACAGACGCTGGTGGCCCAGCTGGAGTACCAGAGCCACGCTTTGGCCGCGGCGGTGTTACTAAGGCGCGATCTGAGGCTGCCGGTGGTCTTGAGGTTCCGGCGATGGGATTGGCAGACACGCTAGCTGGCGCACTGCGTGGCACGGTTGCGCAGTCGCTTGGCCTGCCTGGTGACATTGAAAGCCTAGTTCGCTTGTTGACCGGTGGCGAGCAGGTGCTGCCGACTACAGAACGGGTAAGCGAAATGCTGCCGCCTGTGGTGCCTGAGAATGCGCCAGACATGGTTGGCTATAGCGCGGCAGAACGACGCAAGACAGCTGATGTGGCTGGCAAGCTGGGTGAATACAACCCGATCCTGGGAGCGCCAGAGGCTGTCAAGATTGGTGTCAAAGGTGCTAAAGCTGCAGGTGCTGCGCTAGCTCCGGCTGCTGCCAATGTGATTGAGAGCAACCTGCGCAAGGCTGGCATGATCATGGATATTGCGCCAAGCGGCCCAGGTCAAGTTGTTGTGCCGGTCAAGATTGGTGAGCGCGAAATAAAAATACCGGCTAAAGAAGCAGCATCACTGCAGCGTGCGCTTAAAAATCTAACACCGGAAGAGCAGGCAAAATTTAGAGCAGACACCGCAGTAAAGTTTGTCAACATATTGAAAACCTTGCCAAGCAAAGAAGAGTTCGGCGCAGCTGCTGTGGCAGGCAAAGCCAAGAAGGGTTGGTACGAAGGAAGCACGCAGGCAATCATTCAGGTGTTTGGGCCAGACTCGCAGCGGTTTGCTGCGCTGCTGTCTGCTACTAGCCCACAGACCAGCGTCGAATCCAACTTGTTTAATGCGTTGCAAGTATGGAAAAACTGGACTGCAGCTGGTCGGCCAACAGACCGGGTATCAATTGTTCGCATAATGGGCGACAGTGTCCAAGGTAGCAAGGGCGAAGAGTCTGTGTTGGATGCCTGGATCAATAATAGTGTGAGTGCGTTATCTGCAGAAGATCCATCGACTATTGTTTTATCAGGCCCGAAAGTCAATAGCTTCATGTTGAATTTGCAAGGCAATGTCAATGAGGTAACAAACGATGCTTGGATGGCAGCGTTTACCTATGTTGATCAGAATTTATTTCGTGGCAGTTTGACTAAGGGTGGCGATCCTGGCAAAGGCTCAGGTTATCTTGCCATGAATGCAAGGGTGCGCGAGACTGCTGATTACCTGACAAAATTTACCGGGGAAAAATGGACACCGGCAGAGGTTCAGGAGACAATCTGGTCATGGGCAAAAACCCTATATGAGACAGCCAGCTCGAAAGGTGAGACACGCTCTGCTGTTCAATTAATCCAGGACAATGCGATTACTGATGAACTGATCGCTGCGACCCCTGACTTTAGGACACTATTCTATGATGAAAGATTCGGCCCAATCCTCGAGCAAGCCGGTTACTCAGAACAGCTTGCCCAGCTCAGAGCAGCTACTTCAGGATCTGATGTCGCAGCAAGAGCAAAAAAACCCGGAGCTGGCGGCCAAGCAGGCACGCTTGATCCAGAAGCTCAGAGAAAATACCTTGAGCGAAATGCCAAGCGCTTAGACAAACTGCGCAAAGACAGAGAGAAAGAGGCTGCTGCCAAAGCCAAAGCAAAAGCCCAAATGAAAGCTGGAGGTGCTGAATAATGGCTATCCCACCTCTTGAGCGCCGCATTGAGGAAATGGTTCAGAATGCTGACCCAATGCCGCAGCCTGCCGCTATGCCGGAGCAGGAAACAGAACAGCCTGCAGATATTCAGGTTGCAGGTATTGGCAAACTTGGTTTTGAAATTCTTGAGCCACTCATGCGCAAGGGCGCACGCGCAACTAAAGAGCCCAAGCTGGTTGACCAGCCGATCAAGCTAACGCCACCACCACCTGCGCCGGTAAGCGCAACACCACCGCCACCACCGCCAGCACCAAAGCCTGCGCCTGCAAAACAAAAGGTCAGGGCTGCAGACATTACTGAAATCAATGCTGTCTCTGCGGAGCGCGAGCGCCTGCTGGCTGCAGGCGAGGCTCAAGCAAAGCCACCAGAAACGCCAATCTCAAGCGCTTGGACTGACAACGATGGCCTGGCCGCTACGATCCGCGCAAGTGGTGAGGCAGCTGCCAAGCAAGATCCGAGCATGTCGGTTCGTTCCATTTACATGCGTGCCATTAATGCTGGCATTCCAGAGCAATTCCTGCAGCGTGCGTTAGCAGGCGAAAGCATGGAGACAACTGTCGGCGGCAGTCAGCTGGCAAAGCAATTGGCTGGCGCTGTGTTTACGCATGACGAAAGCGCAAAGATGCTGGACGATCTGTTTGCCAAAATGGCGGCAGGTACACTTGATGACGCTGGCAAACTGGATTTGCGGTTAAGGCTGGCGCAGCATAAGATTATTGTTGACCAGCTCAAAGGCATTCAAACTGATGTTGCTCGGTCGATGAATGTATTTAAGCGCGTCAAAGACAAAGGCCCAGGTCTTGCGTCCAAAGATATTAGGGCTGCACTGGATGAGCTCGGCGCTAATCAGTCTGACAAGGTGTTATTCCAGCTTGCTGAAGATTACCTAACATCGCCAAGCAGAGCTGCTAAAAACCGGCTCATTGAGGCTGGGTTTGGCGCAAAGATGCGTGATGTGTGGTTCCACACTTACCAGGCTAATTTGCTAAACGATCCGCAAACGCACTCATACAATGTTGTAGGTAGTGCTGTCTTTGGCTCGCTTATGCCAATTGAAAGAACGCTTTCTATCCCGCTCGGTAAAGCTCGGCAACTGTTTGCCAATGCAGATCCTGACCGATACCAGTTTGATGACATTCTGGCTGGATTGTCAGGCACCAAAAATGGAATCATTGATGGTTGGGTGTTGGCTGCTGAAGCATTAAAGCGTGGTGGTCAATCAAAAGTTACAGAAGCTGGTAGGCCGCTAAATCCATTGTCTGCAGAATATTTGTCAGACACGCCAATGAGAATGTTTGGCAAAGAAATTTACCGGACACCAGATCTGCGCGATACCTGGATTGGTAAAGCAATCAATGGCATTGGCTTTGTGCAGGAAGCGATGAGCTTCCGACCAATTGCGGCTGGCGATGCGTTTATCGGCGGCTGGGTTGCGAGATACCAATTGCATGAGGAAGCCTGGCGCTATGGCAACAAAGAATATGACCGGCTGATCTCGGAAGGTATGAGCGAGGCGGCTGCCAAAGCAGAAGTTACTTCTAAGGTAGACCAGTTGCTGATTGAGCGCCCACGAGAAATGCAGGAGAACATTGATTCTGTGCGCCGAATGGTGACGCTACAGGAGCGAATTGAGCGCAACGGCAATCTTGGTGAAACCTATTACTGGACAAATAAGATTCTTAATTTGCCACCGGTAAAAATCTTTGTTCCATTTGCCAACACGGTCACCAACCTGTTTATTGAGGGATCTAGTTATATTCCGCTTTTGAATACTTTGTCGCCACGTTTCTATGACATGTGGGCAAAAGGTGGCAGGCACCGCGATGTAGCAATTACCCGCATGGCAATGGGCGGCTCGGCAATCTATGCAGCATCGCAGCTAAACTTAGACAATAGGATTACTGGATCTGGCCCGTCGCAAACGGAAGACCGCAAGGCATTAGAGAAACTTGGCTGGCAGGCACATTCTTTTGTGTTTGACCGTGGTTATCTTAATGAGCAAAACATTGAGCGCCTACGCAAGGTTACCAAGGTAGCTGTTGGCCCTGATAAGGTTTATGTTTCTTATGCCAGGTTTGATCCGGTGTCGATGGTGTTTGCCATTGGTGCCGACATGGGTGACGCAGCCAAGTTTAGCCGCACCAGGGATGCGGAAGACTTTGAGCGCATGGCATTGGCTGGCATGACTGCGACCGGCGAATACATGGGCAACCTGCCTTTTATGCAGGGGATCGGTGAGCTGCTGCAAATTGCAAGATCTCGGTCAACGGATGGCGGCGAAAAGATTGCTCAGATCTTTGATCAACTATCTGGCCAGTTTGCAAACTTTGTATATACCGGCACGCCTGGGCTGGGCATCACTAACTCAACGGCAATGGCGCACATTGAGCGCCTAACAGATCCGACAAAATCAAACATCAAGTCGCCGGTTATGGATGCGCCAGCTGGGTTGCGTGCGCTATATGAAGTGCGCCAACGGGTTATGTCGCGCATCCCAGGCGTATCGGAAAACGTGCCAGTATTGTTTGATGATCTTGGCCGCGAGGAAAAGATACGCAACCGTGGCCTTGATTACTGGCTGAACTACAGCCCTGTGATCCAAGCGCAAGAGGGCAAGTTTTCCGAGGCAGACGAAATTGCTGTCAGCCTTGATTATGGCTGGCCTAAGGCTTCCGAAATTTGGGATGGGGTCAGACTATCCTCCGGCCAGATTAATCGCTTCAAGCGCTTATATGGCCAGGAGATCACTATCGACGGGCTCAACCTTGAGCAGCGGATCATTTACGAGCTGAAGCAGGCAGACATCGACGCTGACACTGTTGGCAATCCGCTAACTAAGGGAGCCAAGCAGAAATTAATTCAAGGACTATTTTCGGAATACCGCGAACTGGCAAAGTTGCGCATGATTGGAGATGAGGACGGCGGCCCGGTCGATATTGGTACTGGGGATCTTAAAGTTGAGTTCCCAGAGCTTGGGGCAAAAATGCGCAGAAATCGCCAAATTGATGACATTCGCGGCAAATAGTTTTGTACAATTTTGACAAGGAAGGAATAAATCATGGGCGTGCCAATTAACAATGTGACAAGGCGGGTGGTCTATGCCGCAAGCGGCACCGGCCCGTATAACTTCACATTCGAGATCCTGGCCAATACAGACATCGCGGTATACAAGGACGATGCCCTGCTGACCCTGACCACCGACTACACGGTGACGATCAACAGCAACGGCACCGGCTATGTGACGCTAACAGCCAGCCCGACCGGAGCGACCCAGATTGCCATCGTCGGCAACAGAACGATCAGCCGCACCACTGACTTTGTGACCGGCGGCGATTTCTTTGCCAACACGCTGAACGACGAGCTGGATCAGCAGACGATCTTCAACCAGCAGAATGCCGAAGGTCTGCAGCGTGCGTTGACCGCACCGCAGACCGACCCGACCACGATTAACATGACCCTGCCCAGGGCATCGCTGCGTGCGAACAAGGCGCTAGGCTTTGATGCTAACGGCAACCCGGCGATTGCTGACACGCTCGGCACCAACCGTGGTAATTGGGCGGCGGCTACGCTGTACTACGTCCGAGACATCGTCAAGGACACCACCAACAACAATATCTGGCAGTGTATTACCCAGCACACATCGACCGGCTCGCAGCCGATCAATACCAACACCGACAGCGCCAAGTGGTTCTTGCTTGTGGATGCTGCGGCTGCATCAACGTCTGCCACCAATGCGGCCAACAGCGCGACCTTGTCGAGTCAGTGGGCATCGCAGGTCAGCGGTATTGTCGATTCAACAGACTACTCTGCAAAAGCATGGTCTATTGGCGGCACTGGTGTTACCAGTACATCCAGCCGTGGCGCTGCTAAAGAATGGGCGACTAAGACTAGCGGCACTGTCGATACGGCAGATTACTCTGCGAAGGAATACGCACAGGGTACGCAGTCAAGCACTGGCGGTTCGGCTAAGAATTGGGCGCAGCAAACGGGTGCCGATGTTACTGGCGCGTCAGCAAACTCTCGCTCGGCTAAATCATGGGCGCAGGATTCGCTGACAGGCTCAACACTCGGTGGCTCATCCAAAGATTGGGCGCAATACACTGGCGGCACTGTCAATGGTACTGAGTATTCTGCGAAATACTATTCGCAAGAGTCGGCATCTTCTGCCTCATTGGCAAACGATTGGGCGACAAAGACTAGCAGTGCTGTTGCAGGTGGTGAATTTAGTGCCAAATACCACGCACAGGCTGCAAGCACCAGCGCATCCAATGCCTCGACAAGTGCAACAAACGCATCGAACAGTGCGACGGCTGCGGCTAACTCAGCAACATCAGCGGCCTCTAGCTTCGACAGCTTTGATGATCGTTACCTTGGTGCTAAGTCTTCAGCGCCAAGTGTAGACAACGACGGTAATGCACTGCTGACCGGTGCCTTGTACTGGAATACCACCGGCAACCAGCTTTACGTTTGGACGGGCTCCGCTTGGAATGCGGCTGCATTTACTGCAAGCGGTGGTGTCGTGCAG